CCAGTTATCGACCCGAGTCGCCGGCCGCCAGCCGCGAATGCTTGCGTCACAGATTTGCCTTGCGCGATAGCGGTTCGGGCAGTAATCACCGGGCGGGCGTACACCACATCATTCGGTACACCGCGGCCGACAGTAACCGCGCTACTCACAGGGACGGGGTCGGTGTTCGTTGTAGCGGCCAAATACGTGCTGGTCAGATTCGCCGTCTGTAACTGCCCCGCCTCCACCACCGGCGCAACCTGCTCGACGAGCCGGTCAATGGTTTCGTCGGTCAGTGTGGCGTTCGCCCACACCGCCGCCGCATATTCGACAACCCGTGCCCGAACCGATTTGACGGCGGCCTGGTAGCCGGCACGGTCAACTAGTAGCGGGGACGTCACGCGCCTGCCCGTTACTGGCGACCGGGGCGACGTCGCTCACCTGGTCCCGAAGCTGCCGCGCCTCCTGCCGTGTGCGGGGAACAGTCAACGTCATCGCGGTCAACAGCTCGTCGGCCCGGTCCAGGGCGTCCTGCCGTATCTCGTCTGGCCCCCAACCAAGAATGTCGCGCTGAATCGACTTGATGGACTGGCCGGCAGCCTTCGCGGTTTGCGCGGCCTGATACTTCTCCGCGGTCGACACCCGCTCAATCGGCTCGAACTGCAAATCGACGGTGGCGTCGAGTTGAATATCGCCCTCCAACTCTAGGGCTTTCACCAAGATCGCTTCCCCGCCGATCTTCGCTTCAGACAGCCGCGCCCCACACTTGGCGATATAGCCGGTTTCAGCCGAGATGGCGCCGGCCGCCGACGTGTTCGTGTTGTCAGGCATCAGAATGGGTAGCGGGGTGCGAGTGACTGCGCTTAGCTGCCGAATGTGGTCCTTCACACCGGCCAGCAGCGGCAGAATGTCGGTAGTTTGTGACTCCCAAATGTCGATACCGGGCGGCAAATCCCACAGCGCACCCGGTGCGTACTCGAGGCGGGCGGCCCAGTCGATGGCGTTGCCGTTTTCATCGACCTGCGGCAACGGTTCGCCGGTATCCGTCCGTTTCAGTGCGCGCTGCCGGAACGCCAGCATCGACACGATGCTCAGAATGTCGAGCATCTGCTGGTTGATGCGGTTGATGACGTCCAAATGCGGCTCGTATTCGCCGACCATGCCGGGATTGTTGTAAACCACCACGGGCGGCGGCCGACCCGTAGATACCTGATCCGGGGTGGACTCATCCGGTGTCCAGGTGCCCTGCATGAGCTCCGTCAATACCGGACCCGCCACATACCCCGTCGAAGGGTTGAACCGTGTGCTGTCGATACCCGTTTGGACCGCCTGATCCATCCGCGACGGGCGAGTAAAGGTTTGGTAGGCGTCCTCACTCCACACGATTGCGTAGTCGGCGCCACGGTCAATGTCCCGCCAAAACCGTGCAGCCGCACGGATGCGCCACGGCTGCAACGGATTGGAGGCCACAATCATCGACTCCGGCGAGTCTGCGGTGATGACCGCCCGCCCGTCGTCGCCCGTCCAGCACGTCAGATACGACTGGCGCATGGCGAGGCCGTAGCGCAACCAGGTGGCGAACACAGAATCCATGCGGTTGTCGCGCCACACCCGGCGGGCCTGCACCGCCAGATCATTGTCGGCGGAACCGTCCACCAGAATGCCCTTCGGCACGATCCGGTCGGTGACCGCCTCCAAGATGAGTTGCCCCCAGTTGGTGCGGGCGTCCCGCTGGAACCGCTTCCACGACTCGCGCACATTGGCGCGACCCTCCGGTAACGGAGCATCCCCATCCATGTAGCGGCGCAGAAACTTCACTCTGGTGGCGTCGTTGTCCAGCCGTTTCGCTAACACGGGTAGCCACTCTTCGGGCGTCATCGCCACAGGGACTCCCTTCGCTTAGTAGATTTGGCGCGGCAACCACGCTTTCGGCCTCGGCTTTGCGCCCGCACGGCGCGCATCCAAACATGCCTGCCACGACAGGCACGACGCCATCGCGGCGTCGAATTTGTCTTCGAGTCGGCCATCCTGCTTTTGCATAACCCACAACGGCTGGCCGGCATCGTCCAACAGGTGCAGTTCGCGCCGAGCAGCGTGACCCATATGCCTGAAAAGTGTTTCCCGCCAAGGATTTTCGGCGAACGTCACAATACCGGAGTCGATTGCCTCGGTGTAGGCGCGCTCAGCGTCGGCCATCTGCCGTTTCCGCACCGTATGCCACTCCAACACTGCGCCGGGATACCTCGCCGCCCACGACGCCACCGTCTCCGTCCAGTGCGGAGGATCGCAATACATCCGCCACACGTCGTAACGGCCCATCATGTCGTCAACCAGATCAGTCACTTCATCTTCGGGTATTTCCCACTCATCAAGATTGTCGGGGCGCTCCCAACACCCCAAAAGCATCTGCTGCCCAGAATCGACGCCGGTTATCACCAGCGCGGTCGCATCACGGAACCTGGCCCCGTCAAAACCGGCGGTGATGACCGCACCCTCCGGTATCGCCCCCTCCGCCGCCAAATCCTGCACCTTGCGCATGTCGAACGCCTGCGACCCCGACTTGCGCCACCGATTCAACCAAACCCGCTCTAGGAACGCTTTATCCGCCGCCGGCCGATCCCACTTCGACGCAATCTCATCGAACTGGCCCGGCCCCCACTCCCCCGCCAGCCCGGTCGCCTCGGCGATCGCCTCGACGCGCTGCTCTTTATCATCCAAGTCATGGCTACCGTCATCGGTGCGATACAAATAAAACAGGTCAGGGCGGTCAATCTTCCCCGCGGCGATAGCCAACGCCTCCGCATGAATTTCCTCGGCCACCGACTTCTGTCCCGGCTCCCCAGCCGTCCCCACATACAAACTCCACGGATCATCCAACGGCCGCTTCGGCAGATTCGCGTCCATCGTGTGATGCGCCTGCAACTGCCTCGACAAAAACAAGCGGTGCGGCTCATCGAAACAATTCATTGTCGTCCGCGCACCGTCACGGGCACCAGGCGAGTTCGCCAACGGCACAGCCTTACCGTCAGCCCTACCGCGCTCATCCATCCGCATGATGCGCTCGAGGGAAACATCGAACAGATCCGCGTCAGGGCCTTCGGTGACGATGTACGACAACGCGCCGTAAGCCAACTCCTCAACCTGCTCCACAGACACCGCCAACATCGGAATGTAGGGTGCCCGCACCGGCCGGCCCACCGGGACGCCATGAGCATCCCAACCATCGAACCGGGTCGGACCCTCGGGGTGCAGCTCGCAGAACGCTAGTAGCGCCTGCTTTTCAGTTTTTGCTAAACCCTTCCTAACTGACAGCCCGACCCGTTTGAACCGGCGGCGGCCAGCCCACGGATGCACCTTCGGATACACCTCGAAAGCCCGATAAATGAACGACCGGAACTCAGGGTCGATACGGTAATCGTTGCCCTGCAAAGACCCCGGCCCATACACAGCCCGATCCTCAATCAGATCGCAGACACCCTTACCGAGCGTCGGCCACGGCTCCGCGTCCGCACCCGGAACAACCAACAGCATCAGCTACACGGCGTACAAAGCGGAACGCGGATCATCCTTCGGCGGCTTCGACGGCTCGCCCCGACGCCGCTTCTGTCCCCGCGCTTTAGCGTCCTCGGCCGACTCAATAGTCCACTCAAGCCGGCGGCGGTCATACGGCGTCAACCCGTAATCCTTCTGCGACTGCCGCACCTCCATGTGCAGCTTCGATGACGGGCACTGCCAATAATCGTCGATCAACGCAGCCAACCTGAACAATCCATGCCGGTCTGACGAATGGTATTCGTTCGCCATCGGCGCCGCCCACAAGTCAGCCCACCACTCAAGGGTTTGTGGATGCCATTCCCTGACCCCTGGCAGGTCAGGGCACACCACACTATTCTCCCCGCTGGTCAGCATGGCGGCTGTGGACGCACGATTCGTTCGCACCCTCGCACTGGCGTGCTTCTTTTGTCGTGGCATTCGGGGACCTCCGTCTCGGAGAAGCGCCGGGCGGCCGTCGCGGCCGGGTCGGCGTTGGATTTTCGGAAAGGTGAAACTGTTTTTGTGCA